AAAACCTTACAAAGATTTAGAAATTACTGATTCATATATTGTTCGTGAGTTTAGTAAAAATATAGACCCAATAGAACTTTTATGGCATCGAGACGATGAAGATAGAACAGTAGAAATACTTGGAGAAACAAATTGGAAATTACAACTTGATAATGAATTACCAACTTCAATAAATAAACCAATATTTATACCCAGACATAAATGGCATCGTGTTATTAAAGGTGATGGTAATTTAAAATTAATAATTTATAAAAATGGAATGTAACTGTAAAATATGCAACTGTGGAACTAGCTGTGCTTGTTCTTGTTGTAACTGTTAAAAACATATAGACTGATTCATAGCCAGTCGATTAAAAAAATTTTTTGGAGCTGTGGCCCAACTTTTGGTTGGGTCACTTTTTTTTCGTATATTAACAATAAAACTAAATAAATAAATGGAGAAAATAGTAATTGTAGGAGCGGGTGTAGCAGGAATAAACGCCGCAACAAAATTAGTAGATAACAATTATAAGGGGAAAATTACAATTATTGATATGGGTAAAGACCCATATAACAGATTACCTGAGGAAGTAATGACAGGAATGTTAGGAGCAGGTGGTTGGTCTGATGGTAAATTAACTTATCATACTTCAATTGGAGGTCATTTATCAAAATATTGTGGTGAAGACAAAGCAATGGAGTTAATGGATCAAGTAATCAATAATTTTAAAAGATTTCATCCTAAACCAGAAGAAGTACAATGTTCTAATCCTCAAGCAGAACCTGAATTTATTAAACCATATTTTGGTTTACGTTTATTCCCAGTATGGCATGTTGGTACAGATTATTTACATGAAATAGGTAAAAATTGGTATAATTATTTAGTTGAAAAAGGTGTTAATTTTATTTGGGAAACTAAAGTAGATGATATTGATTTTAGAAATGAGTGGATTTATGCAGATGGAGAAAAAATGCAATACGATACACTTATTTTTGGTGTAGGTAAATCAGGTATTGATTTTGGTAAAAAATTAGCTGAAAAATATAATTTAGCAACTGAACCTAAACCTGTTCAAATAGGTGTTCGATTTGAAGCACCACAAAAACATTTTCAAAAATTAATTGACATTTCATATGATTTTAAATTGTATAGAAAATTTGAAGATAAAGGTGTATCATTACGTTCATTTTGTACAAATAACAATGCGGCTTATGTAGCAGCAGAGCATACTTATGGAGATTATAGTTACAATGGACATGCCAAAAAAGATGAATCATATAGAAATGACATGACTAATTTTGGCATATTAATGGAAATACAAGGTGTTGATAAACCATTTGATTGGGCAAGAGAAGCAGTAAAAAAACTACAAAAAAATGGTAAAGGTACATTTTACTCACCTAATTCAAATAGAGTACCATCTAAAACCTCTGAAGGCGATTATGTAAAAGTAGAAGTAGTAAATAGTATGGATTCATTATATGATGCATTAGGTGATCATGCTTTTTATATTGAAGATTTTATTGAAGATATGAAAAAAGTATTCCCAACATTAGGTAATGATTGGGGAATTTACATGCCTGAAGTAAAATATTTATCACCTGAACCATTAGTTGATTATAATAATTTATCATTAAACGATTATTCTAATGTATATTTTGTAGGTGATGCTTTAAGTGCAAGAGGTATTACAGTTTCAGGAGCTCAAGGAACTTATGTTGCAGAAAGTTTAATAAAACAAAATGAAGACTTTCCAGATTTTGTTGAAAGTAGTTTGTTTTCCTAAAAAATCTTTCGTATATTTACCCCAAAAAATAAGTTATGGCAAAAAGACAAAAATCACTTTATTCTGAAACTCGAACAATTACTACAGATGGTAAAGAAATAGATTTAATTAGATTTCACAAAGAGTTTATAGAAGTTGAAGGAAAAGAAGTACAAGTTATGGACAATTGGAAAATTCATAATTGGGATAAACCAGCAATTAGAGATTATTCAAGTGGAAGGGTAAAAAAACAATATTTCTTATTTGGTTTTGAATATCATGAAGAAGAATTTAAAGATAGAGTAAGGGATAGAGAAGGAATGCCCTGGTATAAAAACCCTGCAATGAAAGGGGTTGAAAGATTTTAATATGAGAGAACATACCTTACAAGCACAACCATACCCTGGAGAAAAGCATGAAAAAGCTTGGGGGTATGAGTTGTGGATTATTAATAATGAATTATATTGTGGTAAACTTTTAGTATTTAAAAAAGGTAAAATGTTTTCTATGCATTATCATTTATTAAAGGATGAAGCATGGTATATTTCAAAAGGAATGTTTAGATATAAGTTTATAGATACTGAAAAAGCTATAGAAAAAGAAATAATGGTAAAAGAAGGAGATTGTATTCATCTCCTCCCAGGCCAACCTCATCAAATGATAGCTATTACTGAAGGGGCTACAATATTTGAAGTATCAACACAACATTTCGATTCAGACAGTTATAGAGTTAAACCCGGATCATCACAAGGAATATGAAAATTGGATTTTGTGGCACAATGTCGGTAGGTAAAACGACATTAGTTAAAGCCTTAAAAAAATTACCTGAATTTAAAAATTATGAATTTAGAACAGAGCGTTCTAAACATTTAATGTCATTAGGAATTCCTCTAAATACTGATTCTACTTTAAAAGGTCAAACAATATTCTTATCAGAACGATCAGCTGAATTAATGCAAGAAAATATTATAACAGATAGAACTGTTATTGATGTTATGGCATTTGCTCAATGTTCAAAATCAATGAATTTTTTAGATAAAGATAATTTTATTAATTTAGCTGCTTGTTTAATTCATGAGTATGATTATATTTTTTATGTAAGTCCTGAAGGAGTTGAAATTGAAAACAATGGAGTTCGAGAAACTAATAGTAAGTATAGAGATGAAATAGACTTTATGATAAAACAACTCCTAACAAGATTTAGTCATAGAATTAAAAATTTTATAGAAATTAAAGGTTCAACATCTTCTAGAATTCAAAAAGTGATTGGAGAAGTAATTTTGTAATATTTATAACAAAAATATTTTTCAAATGAAAAAATCTGAATTTAAAAAACAAATTAGAGAAGAAATTATTGAAATTCTTTCAGAAGAAGAAGGATCAATAACTGACAAACAAGTTCAAAAAAATAAAGATTATCAAAATGATCTTAAAACAACTAAAGGAATAGTTGATGACATTGAAAAAAGTGTTAAAAAAGTAAATGATCAATTAGATGATTTAAGCGAAGATGAAGAACCAACATCAGCAGATTTAAAAAAGAAAGATAGTGTTACTACTGTAGGAAGAAAACTTCAAGAAATAACAAAAGAAATGAAGTCTACTTTAGCTAAATGGAAAAAATCAGAAGGTTCAGAAAAAGAAAAACATTTAGAAAGGTTAAAAGAGTTAACCAAAATGAAAAAAGAACTAGAATCAATGTTATAATATGAAGAAAATGTGGGCAATATTAGTAGCTATAGGTGGTGTCCTAGGAGCTATTTTCTTTTTCCTAGCAGGGAGAAGATCAGGTAATAAAAAAGTTTTTAAAGAAGATTTAAAAAATAATAAAGAAAAAATAGATAAAGTTCAAAAAGAAGTTTCTAAAGTTGAAGTAAAAAAAGAAGTAACAAAGAAAAATATAGCTTCTAAAAAAAAGGATATTAAAAAAACTAAAACTCAACTTCAAAAATCAAATAATTCTGATTCTAAAAAAATTATAGACGATTTTAAAAAGAAATATAAAAAGAACTAATCATGCGTTACTTTATTATTTTCATTTTTTTATTAATGAGTAAATTCTCTTTTAGTCAAGATACAATTAGTATCCCTCAAAGTGAATTAAATCAATTTTTTCAAGCTGTTGAAGATTTAGAGTATCAAGATTCATTAAAAACAGTTTTAATTCAAGATTTGGAATACCAAATTAAAAATTATGAATTTTTATCTACCCAGGATAGTACTTTATTATTATATAAGCAACAAGAAATAAAATTATTAAATGAACAAATAAAAATTTATGATGATAGATTAAGAAAAGTTGATAAATGGTATAAAAAACCTTGGATAGGTTTTGTTGCTGGAACTCTTACTACTGTTCTTACTATTCATGTAATAAATTATACTTTACCTTAAATGAGTCAAGATTTAAAAAAAATAATAAGACAAGAATATTTAAAATGTGCTAAAGATCCAGCTCATTTTATGAAAAAATATTGTAATATTCAACACCCCCAAAGAGGTAGAGTTTTGTTTAATTTATATCCTTTCCAAGAAAAAGTATTAAATTTATTTAAAGAAAATGATTATTCAATTATTAATAAATCTAGACAATTAGGTATATCTACTTTATGTGCTGGTTATTCTTTATGGTTAATGTTGTTTCATAAGGATAAAAATGTTCTTTGTATAGCAACAAAACAAGAAACAGCTCGTAATATGGTTACAAAGGTAAAATTTATGTTTGATAATTTACCTTCATGGCTTAAAATAACAGCTGAAGAAAATAATAAACTTTCATTAAGATTAAGTAATGGTTCACAAATTAAAGCTACTTCAGCTAGTTCAGATGCAGGTAGATCTGAAGCAGTTTCATTACTATTAGTTGATGAGGCAGCATTTATTGAACAA